TTCCCATAATTTCACATTCTCACCCTTTCTTTAGGAAAAAGGAGGCGCTATTTCCAATACATATAATATTAAAAATAACGCCTCCAATATCATGGTTATCCCATGCGCGCAATCAACGCTAATTCCATGCTACTTTTGTTATCAGTGAATTTATCTTCCTCAACGAAAATGGTTATGCCATCTTCGCCTTTAACGCCGGAAATGTATAAACCAAAGTTATACAAATCAATAGTATATAATTTCTCGCCGGAAGTAAAATTCGAATCAGCGGCAAACTCTACTTCAATATCAGGGATACTATAAAGCAACGAACCCTTGATAACGATTTTCTGGTCCGGAGTTCCCGTTGACCCAATACCTTTCCGCTTAACAAGCAGAATAAGTTTTTCTGTCGGCGGCAATTGAAAACCAAGTTTACCCTCGGTATTTGTCGCGCTCGAACCTCCCAAAAGACTAGATACTTCGGTCGTTTCGTGGCGGAAATATCCCCGCTCTTTTAATTCGTTATAATTCGCTATATCCGCAAACGGATAGCGATACGGAATACGCAACGGGTCAGTTTTCGAAGTCGCATTAGTAAATAAAATTTCCTCACTCACGCCATCGCGACCCGGCTGAACAATGTTTAATTTGATATTTACAGCAGACACTTACTTCACCACCTTTACGACGCCGCGTATTTGATTTTAACTTTATACAATCTCGTTGGATAAAGATTGAAAAAGTCATAATATTCTACAGTCTGATACCCTTTCGCACCCATAAGAACTTCTGTCGGGGGAATATCATAAGTAATAGTATTCTTATACGGCACGACATATTGAATTCCATCAGTCGATTTCCAAATAGCCGTTTCCTCAGTAACAAGACCAGTACTGGCACTACGTTTCGTAATAGCCGCGCACTCATGTTCGTAAATTTTAATACCGTTAATAATATCCACAAATCCTTTGCGGAACGGTTCGTTTGCGTCAAGGTTCGCCCCAGTCAAAATCTTCGCATCGCGAGCAACCGAGCGAAAACGCTCAGACGTGAACAAACGGAAATCCGCAACTTCCATGTTTTTCTCGATAATCTTTGCCTTGAGAATATCAAGAGCCAAAACAATGTTGTCCGGCGTTAAAAGACCATTCGGATTTTTTGTCTGGTCGACAAGCAACGCCGAAAGATCAATCTCTTGCCGGCGCGGTAAACCGGCAACCCAAAGCGCTAATTCATCTTCTGCTTCGCGCGCCCATCTATTAACAAGTTTTTTCCTTGTTTCGCTATCTTCTTGCGACAATCTTTCGACGATTGTCGAAATTTTTAAATGCCCCCAGTGCGAGTAACGCGCTTTATCAACCGTTACTCGAATGGTGCTTGATTTCATAAATTCAAGCGGCGCAGGTTTTAATTCTCTCTCTTTCAAAGTGGTTTTGTGGACAGAGAGATCATGATAAACAGGAATGTCAATTTCATTCCTTTCAAGATTAAACTCGCCCTCAAAACTTCTATCACATGACTGAACAAGAACGGTTTTTGCAATCCATTCTTTGTAAATCCTTTGAGAAAGACCAACCAACTGCGCCTGTAAAGTATTCGCCATTTACAAACGCACCTCTTTCGTTATTTTTTATTCTTATAAAATTCTATACTCTTTTCAAATTTCGGCAACACTTGCATCGCTTCTTTTTCCGTCATAAACGGAATACGAGCCGCTATTCTTTCTAAATCTTGCTCAGAATAGACATCCGAGCCTCCGCTAACGTATCCGCCGCTCGAACGCGACGAACCGCTACTCGAACGCTCTTTAAGCATATGCTCCTTTTGAATGTCTATCCCGGCTGTTCCACCAATTTCTTTTACGAAATCAACATACTCTTCATATAATTGCGTAAAATCTTTTTTCCCTAGAAGTTTCCCCTCTATGAAGCGAGCGAATTTCTTGTCGTTGTCAAGCGCCGCTAAATCAACATCCGGATATTTTTTCTTAAAATCAACCAGCTGGCGCCCAAGTTCATTCCTCTGTTCTTCGCTCTTTTCTTGAGCCTTTTTCTCTTTGGCTTCGCGTTCGCGACGCTTGCGCGCTTCTTCAGCATTTTTGTTCTTTCGACGCTGTTCTTCTTCGCGCCGACGTTTTTCTTCTTCACTCTCTTCTTCGAGGTCATCGCCTTCACCATCGCCCTCACCCGAAGTTTCTTTCTCGGTTTCTTCCTCGGATTCTTCCTCGGATTCTTCCTCGGATTCTTCGTCGAGTTCGATGTCATCTAAAAGATCTTTAAAGTATTCGGAAATACTCGAATCGACCTTTTCCTTTTTTTCCATACTTATTAAATTCCTCCTTTGCCAATCTAACGCTTTTGGCGGCGACACTACCTTAACGCTGGTAGCAACACGACCATTTTAATTATATCATACACTTTCTGGTAAATCAACTGTTTTCGTATTATTTATTCAAAATTTTAAGTAAGTTCTGCATATCCATTGTAAGTTCCGCGCTTTGTTGCGACGTTTCCGATACTTTCTGCACCGCTTTAGCCGCAACATCCGCTATCATTGATTTCAAACGTTCGTTTTCTTTCACAATCGTGTCAATGTTAGAAATGTCTTTTTTCGTTTGCTCGTATGTTTTCGCCATTTGCTCCATAACTTGTCGTTGTTGCTCGATTATAAGTTTAAGAGCGTTTATTTCTTTCGTAAAATTATTCTCAATCACTTTCATAATCTCTTGACGATTAGAAATTAGATTCGGCGGCAGTAACCGTAAATAAACCTCAAATGGTAATTGACCCGATTGAACCATTTGACCCAAAAGCTCAATATTCGTATATTCCGAAAAAGACGGCGCCGACCCCACTTGAATGTCAATTATCACGTCATCATCTAGATAATCTTCGCCGGTAAACGCGTTATCGCCCTCATATTTGCGCCCCGAATCTTCCGCAACGCCATGTTCAATAATAGCAAAATTTTCGTTCTTATAGTAAAATTTCGCAAACAAAAACATAATATACGCTTGCTGGATTTTATAGTCATTAAACAACATCATCCGCGCGCTTGCATTTTCTCTCGCGCGTTGAAGCAACAATTGTGTCTGACGTCCGCTCTGACCCGAAAAATCCGCCCTGCCTAACTGAATATTCGACGCGCCGGCAACCCCGCGCAAAACTTCCGCCAAAGTAATCGAATATTGATGCGAACCCGTCGGTACTTCCGCCGCCGGAATACGCCCAAATGCTTGCGAAATCGTTTCGCCGGGGCGTAAATTAAGTTCAATCATCTGACCATTCTCAGCCGTTATTTCGCGCGAATCCAATGCGTCTTTACGATAAACAAAACCACCTAAAACATTATCCTGCAAAGCCTTGTCATAAATCGCAAAATGATTGTTAATTGACTTCTGTGCCTCAACATATTCAAGCGCTATCGGCGTTCCGTAGAAACAATTATCACGCTCATTCAAACATAACCGCGCAAACGGATATAAATTCCATATATAGTCCCCGCGCTTATCAGTTTTTAATTCTTCAACAAGTTCATCCGGCAATCCCAACGTACTCGGCATTTCTTCCGTACTCTTCGGCACATAAAAAGGTTGCATCGGCGTCGGCGGCTTTAATACCGTCGTTTCCGTCGCCGTGACAAACAACACTTGCCCATCTTCGTTCCGATAAAATTTCGTGTAAACATTAACATATTCATCGTCGTAATTAAGAGAAATCGGTTGTTTTTCCGTGCCACCGGTATAAAAATCACCATCCGGAACAATGTCTTTATCTTCGCCGTAATGCTTTTTAAGAGCGCTTATCTTTTCGCGTCGAGCATAAATTATCCATTCTTGATCCTGAATCGTCGTGCAATAAGGATTAGCGACAACAAGATTGCGAATGTCGATAATTTCCGCCCGCAAATCGCCCCCGCTTCTGCTCATAAAACCGCGCTTTTGCGTATCCCAGAAAAAATACATGATTGCCGTGCCTTTGGTAAAATCATCATTCAAAGCCTTTAAATCCAAAATTCGTAAACGTAACTTCATGGAAAGAAACTTCAAAAAATCTTGTATCTTCCGAATAGATTCAAAATTCGTAGAATTGACAAGATAAGAATACTCGTTTTGTAATATATTGCTTTGATGCACTTGCTTTATTTGCTTGATTATATTTAACGTAATCTTGCGAAATTCTTCAATGTCTTGATCCATTTTCCATTGAAAACCGTTCTCAAACATAACCGAACGATTAATCGCTTTGTCAAGATCAAGCGCGTTTTTAAACGCTTCCCCATTCTTAAACTCGTCATAAATCTTGCGCGCCTGTTTGTCAGGTTCTTTTTTTGTGTCGATTTTCATTCGCTCGATACCTCCGTCGAATCATCTTTCATATCAGGATAACTATGAAGCAAACTCTTTAGTTTTTGCGTATATCGTGAACGCCTTTGCTCCGTAAACGCTATGTTTACCGCATTGTAAACCTCGCGGAGTTGCTCGATTTCTTGCGATAAAGTCTTTGCCTTCTCCTCGAAAGCCTCCGCTTTTTCCAACAATTGACTAACCTTTAATTCCAAAACGGCAACCTCTAATTCCAATTTCTCAATTTTTTCTTCCTTAACGTTTTTCCTTTTTTTAAACAAGTTTTTAAGCATGGTTTGAATACAGTCCTTTCTTTAATTTCGCTTTGCGCTTTTTCTCATATCCCAATAACCGCCCAAATACGCTGTTCTCCGGTATTTCTAACCGCTCTTTTACTACCACCGGCGCTTGCTTCGTTTGCATACTGTCCGAAACATACATCGCAATCGCCGTCGCAATAATAATGTCATCATGATGTCCGCTAGCCGCGTTCATCACATTCCTTTGCGTGTTCTCAATAATGTAATATTCCGCTTCATACCAAAACCCCTTATCCGGTATTAACCCCGGATTTTCTTTCAATCGCGAACGCAAAAGCGATATCATCGCCGGCTTTGTCTTGCTCGTCGTTCGCCAACCATACGTTACACTGACTACCTTGATATCCTCTCGTTGTATGTTCTCCGTAAAATAAACGTTCTCATATCCCAGTTTCAAAATGTAGTTGCATATCTCATGCGAAAAGTTTACCTCCGGCGCTATCAACGCGTCATTATACATCCGCGCTATCTCAACCACAATCTTCGCCAATTCTTCGTCGTTTATCGTCTTGATCCCAAACCGCGCCGCCATCGCTTTCGTGATGTTGTTTATTACCACGACCTGATTCCAGTCCGCGCCTAATCCCGATGTGTCAACCCCAATCGTATATGGCGTCTTGTATCGCACTTTCTCCAATAATAAATCCGTGTCAACGTAAACATATTCCTGTTTCTCATACGACCATTCCGCTTTCTTCGCGTAAATCTTTTCTTCGCGTTCTTCCGGCTTTTCCCAAACCAGTAATTTTTCGCGAACCGGCACGCTCTGTATCGCTACCCGCTCCGGCTCTCTCGCCAGCTCATACCCCCGCTGAATCGTTTCCGCCGCAAATACCCCCGCCCCCGCCGCGACAAACGCTTCCTCCGGCGTCATCGGGAATTCTTGACGAAACGCTTCTTCGTTCCCATCATAGTTCGTTTCTATCTGATACCGCCGCCACGCAATCTGTTCGTCCGTTAGCCCGAAACGCTCCTTTAGTTCCATCTCCCGTTCCGTTAGCTGAAATCCCGGCGGTACACGCCTCCGATATTCTTCGTGATCCTGCCAACCGAAAAAAAACGGCGTATAGTTCGTTTCCTCCCCCTGCATCGTTCGATCCCATAAAGACTTGAAATGATTATATCCGTTCGCCGTCGATTCCCGTATGATAAACGTGAACGGCTTATCCGGCACCGTCGGCGATAACGAGTTCTCCACTGCGCGTACATCAACCGAATCCCAAAACGCTAACTCCGTTAAATGCAAAAATCCCAACGTTTGCCCCCGATATACTCCCTCGTTTACCGTCGCAAACGATATCTTGCTGTTGATGCCCCGACCGCCTTTCTTGTCAAACTTTATCCCCTCGCTCGAAAATTGCGTCGTCGCCGGACGTAACGCTGGCTCTAAATTGTTGTAAAATAACTTGCATTTGTCAAATATACTCTGCGCGCTGTCCAATCGGTGCGCCACTATCCCATAGTGCGCGTTTGTGTGCATCGCCGCATACCAAAATCCCAACGCCGTGAAAAATGTCGTCGCGCCAATCTGTCGCGCCTTTAATAACAATATCCGCACCGGCAACGAGTTCGCTAAACATATCTCAATGTGCCGTAATAATAGATCCTGTTCCCGGTTTAGTTTGAACCGAACTAAATTCGCGTCCTTGTCAACAATCCATAGACAATTCTCCAAAAACCATCGCGGCGAAAATATCGTGTTCTCATAATCCACACCCCCTAGCGGATTCATTCGCCACCACCACGACGTCGAATCACTTCGTCTATCGACTCAACCCTTACATCCAATCCGTCACGCCTCTGGAATTTCCCGCTCACACGCTCCAAATACCACTTCGCATCACCCGTCTTGCCCTCCGCTAACTGCTCCCGTATCCGCTCCACTAGTTCGTATTCTATCTCCGTCGCTAGTTTGTCTTGCGCCCTCTCGTAGACTTCGCGAATATAATCGTCCGTCGATAATACCTTCAAAAAGTCATGTAGCGATACCCCAATCGCTTCCGCTATCTCCGCATCCGTATGCCCGCTCGCCTTTAACGCCTTCATTAGCTTTAAATTGTATTTTATACGCTCGTTTGCAATTTTCATGATTGTTACCTCCTACTATCATAATATCATTTTTTTTCCATTTTTGCAACCCCGTTTGTTTGCTTTTTTTGCCCTTTATACACCCCCCCCCTCCCTCCGTTCTAATATATGTAGAATTGAAAATGCGAAATGCGAAAATGCGAAAAATTGAGTCTGGTGGATGAAAGTACTTGGAAGGAGGCGGCGGCGGCAAGGCGGGCGGCAAAAGGAATGCAACCCTCCGTTCTTGTCGATCGAGAAAATGAAATCAAG